TGTACAATCAAACATCTTTCAGATAAGTAGTGCATTCTCATTTCATCAATTGGTGATGAAGAAGCGCCTCCTACAGATCCAGTAACCCAAGACTTCATTTTTCTGTTTTCAGTCTCAGAAGCTCTATAACGTATATGTAAGAAAGGTCTTTTAATGTTCTTCCCAAGAACTTGGTCATATACCGTTGAGGTACCAGCCGGAACTAGTACTCCTTCAATATCTTTAAAACCACCTCTTGTAGAGAAATCATTTAGATATTTCCAATCTGTTTTATAAAAGTCATAAGAACCTCTTCTGTAACCAGTAAAGCCTAAATTAAGGGCCATGTCTTCACTATTGTTAAATACTCCAAAAGAAGTACCTCCAGAATATCCGCCGTTTTGCTGAGCAAGAATGTCATCAATTTCTAAAGAAAGATCTCTTCCTAAGAAAAGCATGTTTTCTTCAATAGCACCTTGCTTGTCTAATTGCTTAAGAACAGCATCAAAATCAGTTAAAGCACCGCCTGAAACTTGTGCGCCAAAGTCAGAGTATACATTACCTCTTGCTTCAACAGCTTCAAAAAATCCTTCAGTACCTTTAGCAGTAGCTGTAATAGCTGAATCGTAAAAGTCTAAAGTAGCACCGGTATTTAATTGTTTAACACCTTCAACCATAGACATTTCTAAGTAATCTTCCCATCGCAGTCTATTTTCGTGCTCAGATTTAAGATACCATAAATATCCAGAAGCTCCGTTTTCAGAAGTAACTTCAATCCACCCAATTTGAGCAGTATCAGAACCATTGATTGAATAGTGCTCTTTAAGAATAATTGGAGAATTAGTAAATGTAGCGTAGCTAGGGTCTAGCTTTTCGTTAAAGTTACCAGTTCCTTTTGCAAATTCAGAGCCATAAGCAAGAGCTGTAAATCTCTGAGCGTTTGTAATAGCAGGAATTCCAGTTAAAGATTTAACTTGGAAATAGTTGCCAGAAACATTAGTTACAATACCTTTAACTACAGCACCAGTACCTCCTATTGCGGATGTAGCAGAAGATTGAGCTTGGATCATAACTGTTTGTCCTTTACGGAAATTAACAGCAGTTGTACCTTGTGTGGTAATGCCTAAGCTTGTTGGTTGTGCTGTAGGAACGTTAAAGTTCAATACAATACCACCAGAAGTAGACGCGCTTGCGGTTCCAGGAGTAGTTCCTGTAGTAGGCATAGTGCCTGCATTACTTAAATAAATAGCGTTAGCATATCTTGTATGCAATCTACCTTGCTCAGTCCAAATAATTTGATCTGAAGTAGATGGCATCTCCGCTGATACCATACGAAGAAAAGAGCCTATAGATCTGTTTCCATATCTTTCAACTTCTTGTTCGTATACATCGGGTAAAAATTGTTGTGCCCACTGATTAAATGAGCTATCTGTAAAATCAATATAGTTACCAGTATAAAGTGCTTTGCTTTGAGTTGGTTGCAAAGCTGCTGGTATTCCACTTGTAAAAGCCATTTTTTAAATTTTAAAAATTATTTATTCCATTTTATGCGCAATCTATTTGAGGAATCATTTTCAACAACTCTTACTTTATTATTTGAATTTGGTGCAGCTGAATTATCACTGCGGGGTGTCATATCAATATTTTTAGATTTTTTAACTGTTTCTTTTATAGCATCGGCACGGCCTTGTTCATAAAAGTGGGCTGCTAATTTATCAGCGTTTCTACCAGCAAATAAAGCTTTATGATAATCACCAACTTTTTCCATTTCACCTTCTTTATTTAAGTAAGGCTTAATAAAGTTTTCAATTGTTGATTGAGCTGTTTTTACTCTTTTTGTATCGTCTACTTTGAACCTATATTTTTTTTCTCCAACTTTAAAATCAAAACCTTTGAAGTCTTCGCTAAAGAAACTATTTGTTCTAGTATCAAATGTGTTTTTTAATTTTTCTGCTCTTTCCTGTATTTTAGTTGCTTCATTATAAAAGTCTTGAGCTTCTTTATATTCTTCAGGTACTTCATTTTGCTTTCTTAACTTAAGATCGGCATAGTATTTTTCCTTGGAATCAGTAAAATGCTTTTGAGCTTTATATAATTCTTCTTTAAATGCTAATTGTTTTGCTTTAATTTCAGAAGGTTCTGCAACCTCTTCATCATAAGCAAAATCTTTTTGCATTAAAAAGTTAATATCCTCATTGTTTAAGTGAGGTTTATTACTCCTGTAATATTCGTAAACCAATGTAGTGTTATCCATTTTAGAATAGTCTCTATTAAGATTAACATAATCTTCTAAAGTGCCATTCGTATCTTGCATAAAATCCATTAACTTTTGAATATCTTCAGGATATTCGTTTGTTTGCGCAGTGTCTTCAATAACCTCTTGCGCAACTTCTTCTTGAGGTTCTTCAATGCTTTCCTCTACAATTTCTAACGCCTCTTCTTTTTCTTCTTTAATTTCTTCGGTAGGTTCTTCAACGCTTTCTTGCTCGTTTTCTTTACGAATTTCTTCGCTAGCTTCGGGTTCGTTGCGTACAGATACCTCATCTGCGCTTTGCTTCTCAGTGGCATTAGTTTCTTGTGTTGGGGGGTTATCAACATTTACGCGATATACACCGTCGTCTTGAAACCCATAGTTAGAATCTACTTCTCCGCTTTCAACTGCTTGTTCTAGTACAGCGGTTTCTTTTTCTTGTGGTGAGGTTTCTTCTTTAGCCTCAACCGTTTTTACTTCAATGTTTTCTTCCATAAGATATAATATAATAGTTTAATTTATTTTGCTTCAAACCTAGAAAGGTCAAAACCTCCTAATACGTCATTGCCTTTTGATTCAAAAGATTTTTTTGGTTTTTCTGTTTTAGGTGGTCCAGCTATAGAATTTACTGATATTTTTTTATCAGCAATTCTTTCTTGCGTTTCAGACTGTTTTTCAACTAATTCTTTTTGCGCAGATAATTCTAATTCTTTTAATTTTACATTAAGATCATATTCAAATTGCATAAGTTGCTTTTTTGTTTCAGCTTCAAATTGCATTTTCTTAATGTTTAATTCATTTTCAGCAGTAGATATTTGAATAGCAGAATCAGCTTTTACTTGTGCAGCTTGTGATTTTGCGTTTTCAATACCAATTTGTGCTTCACCTTGGGCTTGAGCCTGGGCTACAGAAGCTGCTTGAGCAGCTTGTTGATCTACAGCTTGTTTCTTTAACCTTCTAAATTTTAGTAACTGATTAGCTAATTTAATATTTCTAACTTCTCTAATATCAATAGCATCTTCTAAAAATATGCTTTGTTGTGATAAAGCTATTTGTATATTGGCTTCTAAAGAAGCTTTTTCATTTTCATCTGGTTGCAAGTCTAAAAATATACCAAAATCATGTAAATGTAAATTATTTAATTCTTTTAATGATCCTACAGAAAATTGGCCTAAGCTAGTTATAAACGCATTTCTTGTTGGATGAAATTCTAAAACATCTTTAAACCTTGTTGATATTGCTTCTGCTAAAGTAATAGTAATAAAAAGGCTAGAATCTAGTATATGCCTAGTGGCCACATTGCTGTTAGCAGCTGCCATTTTTTGTACACCAACTAAAGCTTTAGGATCAGGATCAGAACCATCACGAGCTTCATTAAGGCCCGTAATATCTCTTATCATTTGTAAATATTGGTTGTATGCACCAATTAATAGTTGTACTTGATTACCACCGCCACCGGGCAGCTCTTGTATTGGTACTTTGCCTGGGTTAGGATCTCCTTCAACAGTTAATGATCTACCAATAATAGATCCTGTTTGAAAATACATATTTAATGCTTCTTGCGGATTATAACTAGTGCCATTGCCTAGATCAATTTCAGCTAAACCGTCTGCATCTATATAAACGCCTGAAGGCGTCATTCTTTGTATTGCTTGCTGTAGTTTTAAATGCGTAAGTTGAATTAAATCAGCATAAGGCGTCATTTTTGAAACAAGAGAATCAATTTTACCTTTATATATTCTAGGAGCGGCTACTATATAATTCATTAACACTTTATTAGCGTTTGAATGTGGCCTTACCATATTAGTTGCTTTTTTCCATTTTAATAGTTTATTAGCTCCTAATATATAAACTCCTTCGTATATAACTTCTTGTGCCCTTGCTACTCTTTGAAATCTTGTTCTTTTATCTTTTGGAGGATCAAAAGAATCATCTTTTTCAATAACTTTTTCAGCACCTGAAGAGATTTCTTTTATTTTATAAACATTTTTTTCCCATGTTTTCCAGTTAAAATACAAAACTGTAGCAATATTATTATCGTAGTTTTGATTTTCTCCTACGTTATAGCTTGTATTATAGTTTTGATAACTATTACTTTTTTTAGCAAGATCTCCAATATCTTCATTAGATAACTGAGGAAACTGTTTTTTAAGTTCATTTATTTTAATTGTTTTTACTTCTCCAAAGTAATAACAATCTGAAAAATAAGGATCTTCTGTATAGGACCATACTAAATTAGCAGGGTCTACATAATCCAATTTTATGCCATCTGTATTATTAAAAGAATGTTTTGCTGCACCAATTCCTAATACAGCAATATCATAATCAATTCGAGGCTTTATATAATCATATTTATTTTGATTAAATATATTATGTATTGCCTGCTCTTCTGCTATTTCAATACCTTGCTTATAATTAAGCTGCATAAATAAATCTAGTTCTTCTGTAGAGCCAGGTAATTGTTCTCTATCTATGTTCCTTACGTTAGCACCTAATTGCTGTTCTACTAGTTCTAGCATAGAGTCGGTATTCATATCTCTTTGTATACCTTCTACATATTTAGTTCTTTGGCCTGTAGAAATAGGATCTTCGCCTACAGCTCTAACATTATACAACCTATCTTGCATGCCATTGACTACAATATCAACAAACTTAGGTACAATAGGCACTGGCTTCCAATCTAAATTAAGATATGATAAATCACCGTTTATAGCAAATTCATCTTTATACTTTCTAATTGATTGCTCACCTCTAGCATAAAGTCTTAACCTGTGAAAGTTATCCTTTAATTCGTAGTATCTGCCTTGATTACCATTACCGCTGTTAAACCACTCTTGCTCTATAGCCGTGGCTACCGCTGTACCGTATTCAATACTTCTTTTCTCAGAGTCAGAAACAGCCTGACTAGGAAATTGAGAATACTTATTTTTTATTTTTGCCATATTTATTTAATTAGCATACTTCTGCCACCTTCATTTTTGTATTTAGAAAATGAAAAATTTAGTTTTTTTGTTGTTTTTTCTTGCCGAGGTCTATATAAATGTTTTCTGCAAGCCATTATAGCCAATCCGCTACTTATAGATGCGTCATGAGCAGTACGTTTTGAAATATCAAATTTAGCCCAGTCTTCTAATGTTCTTTGAAAATGCATATTGCCGTGACTTTCGCCTAACTTACCAACATTTTCTTCTATATAAGATTCTATTGCAGCCGCATGAGCCTGTCTTATGTCTTCTGATGTATTAGGTATACCACCTAATTCTATTTCGGTTTTAGATAATGCTCCGCGAAGTTTATCAGGGCGGTTCATAGAAAAACCTCTATAACCTCTTCTTTTCAAATGGTATAATAATCTTGGTTTATTATTTTCAGCTAATATAGGCATGCCATAAAAAGCTATAGCCATAAGTACATCTTCAAAAAATATTTCTGCGGTTTGGGG